ACGCTGGTTACGCTCTTGGCGTACAGACCGATTCAGACATCTGGACACTCTTCAAGTCTATCGGTAACGGTAACGGTTCGTCATACCAGAACTCTGGTGTCTATGAGTTTAGCTCCACCACGGCTGTTGCTTACAACGGCTCTGTTGGTTCTGCATTCAATGACGCTGGTTTCCGTAAGGGAATTCAGATCCTTGACGATGCTGATGTACCGATGGATGGTCGTTCCTTTGTCATCCCGCCTGTTCTGCGTAACGACTTAATGGGTACTGCACGTTACACCGAGCAAGCCTTCACGGGTGAGACTGGTGCAGCTAACACGATCCGTAATGGTCGCGTTGGTAACCTCTACGGTATCGAAGTCTATATCAGTTCCAACGCTCCTTCGCTGGAGTCTGGTGCTGCTCGTTTGGCTGGTCTGTTCCATCGTGATGCATTCACGCTGGTTGAGCAACTTGGTGTTCGCTCACAGACTCAGTACAAGCAAGAGTGGCTTGCTGATCTGTTAACTGCTGATACTCTGTACGGTGTTAAGACTATCCGTACCGATGCTGCAGTTGGCTTTGTTGTTCCAGCCTAAAGCTTTATAAGCTAGTGGCTCTCCTCAGCCTCACAAGGGCTGGGGAGTTTTCTTAAGCAGATACTGTCTGTTTAAGCAAACTAACGGAGAATAAACCTTGGCTATTTATCGTGGTCCTGGTGGTCCAGGCGATGCAACAGCAGATGCAGCCAACGCCGCTGCACTAGCACTACAGTATGCTACACTAGCTGCTGATAAAGCCGCTGCTGCTGCGACAAGCGCTAACAATGCTGAGAATGACTCTACTGGTGCTATAGCTGCTGCAACTGCTGCAAATGCTTCTGCTGCTGCTGCTTTAGTTTCACAAAATACTGCTGCTTCTTCAGCAAGTAGTGCGGCTGCCTCTGCTTCTTCAGCACAAGCTGCCTCTACAGCTTCTATTAACTTAGCAAACGGTTTTAATGTATCTACTACTACATTAAGTCCGGGTTCTTCAGCCACTGCTTCATTCAATAATACTACCTATGAACTGTCTCTAGGGCTTCCTACAGGAGCCACTGGAGCAACTGGTCCTACTGGGCCAACTGGACCAACCGGCCCGACTGGTCCTGCTGGGCCTACAGGGGCAACTGGTGCAACAGGCGCTACTGGAGCTACAGGCGCTGCAGGAACTGCAGCATCAATTGCAGTAGGTACTGTCTCGACAGGTGCTCCGGGTTCATCAGCTACTGTTACAAATATTGGTACTAGCTCCGCTGCAGTATTTGACTTTAGTATTCCTCAAGGCGCAACAGGCGCTACTGGAGCTACAGGCGCTACTGGTGCTACTGGGGCAACAGGTGCTACAGGTGCTGCTGGAGCCGCTGCAACGATTGCTGTAGGTACTACAACTACTGGCTCCCCAGGATCTAGTGCAACTGTAACAAACTCTGGTACTAGCTCTGCAGCGGTATTTGACTTTACTATTCCTGCTGGTCAGGGAGTACCTACTGGCGGCACAACTGGTCAGGTGCTACAGAAAGATAGCGCCACAGACTACGATACCTCGTGGGTAACATTTAGTTCGTTACCTTCTCAGACTGGTAATGCAGGTAAGTACCTAACCACTGACGGAACTACAGCGTCTTGGGCTACTGTTGCCGGTGGCGGTCAGATGGAAGGTTCTGCTGCTGCTAAGGCAATCTTCTGGAACGCTCAGACTATCGGTGAGAATATAACAATTGATGGTACACACAACGGCTGGACAGTCGGTCCTATAACTGTTAACAATGGCTTTGCGGTCACTGTTAGCAACGGCGCAAGATGGGTGGTGTTCTAAATGGCTATTACATTAGACGGTACTAACGGTATTACCACACCAGACCTAGAATCGTCTGGTCCTGTGATTGGTACTACTGGAACATTTAGTGGTAATGTATCTGGTGTAGCAGGCACTTTTAGTGGTGCTGTACAGGCCAGTGGTGTTACTACTAATTTATATCCTCTTGTCTCAGAAACTGCTAAGGCATTTAACTGGAACGGAGTATCAACTAATACATTTATTGACTTCACAGGTATTCCTAGTTGGGTTAAGCGGATTACTGTGATGTTTAGTGGTATCTCTACTAATGGTTCTAGTTTAATTCAAATACAAATTGGCGACTCTGGCGGTATAGAAACAAGCGGATACACAGGGGCAGCAGGATGGTTTGGCGGCACAAATACATCAGCATCAACAGCTATGTCAGCTGGTTTTTTAATTACCGCTGCGGGAGCTGCTGCTTTTACTGGTTCTGGAAGTGCGTTACTAACACTACTTGGTTCAAACAATTGGGTCATGCAGTCTACTATTGGTAGGTACGATTCTGTTTTTGTACACGGGGCTGCAGGTAATAAAACACTTAGTGACACCCTAGACCGCATAAGGATCACCACAGTAAACGGCACAGACACCTTTGATGCTGGCACAATCAACATAATGTATGAGTAAGGAATAAACTATGGCTATTGCAATTAGTGGTGGATCAACCAGCTTTACATCCACAATATCAGCTTCACCATCGGCTAACCGTACTGTTACAGTGCCTGATGCTACCTTTACAGTAGCTGGATCAGACGCTGCACAGACCTTCACAGCCTCACAGCGTGGTACTGTCACTACTGACAACGATGGTTCGTTTGACATGAACGTAACTAACAACTTCAAGTGTACTCCCACAGGCTCTATAACCCTGACCTTTACTAACATCACTGCTGGTCAGTCTGGGTTTATCCTGCTAGTCAACGGATCTAACTACACAGTATCTGCTCATGCTAATACCAAGGTAGCCACTGGTGCGTTAGCTGCTATGTCTGCTACTGGTACATACCTGCTTAGTTACTTCTCTGATGGTACTAACGTGTTTGTGGTTAACTCTGGAGCACTAGCTTAATGGCTGTTCTACCTACGGGCATTGGCCCAGTCACTGGCTACAATATTGAACGCAGTCTCAGGTTCAATAGCGCAGACACGGCGTATCTGAATAGGACTCCTGCAAGTGCTGGTAACAGAAAGACTTGGACTTGGAGTGGGTGGGTTAAGCGGAGTGCTTTGGGTTCTGCTGAGTATTTGTTTGCTGCTGGAACTGGTGGAACAGATACAACTCAGCAGGGATTAAACTTTCAAGCGGATAACACTTTAAGGTGGACTGGGTCGGCTACTGTTTACTTAGTAACAACGCAGGTTTTTCGTGACCCGTCTGCTTGGTATCATGTTGTTTTTGTTTTTGATACTACTCAAGCAACTGCAAATAACAGACAACGAATTTATGTAAATGGCGTTCAAATAACGGCGTTTAGTACACAAGTTAATCCAACACAGAATTTAGATTATGCAGTCAATCAAGCCGCCGCATTTAATATTGGAAGGTGGACTGGAGCGTCTAACTATTTCAACGGCTACATGACCGAAGTCAACTTTGTTGATAGCCCTATATTAGTCGGGTCAACGACAAATGCTTCAACAACGGTAACCTTAACAACAGGCACAACTGCAAATATTGGTATTGGTTGGAATGTTGGGGGAACTAACATACCCTCTGGCGCAACTGTAAGTAGTATTACTAACAGCACACAGTTTGTAATCTCCTCTGCGGCTACTGGAACAGGCTCATCAATAAATATTGGTGTTACGCCTCCAGTTTCTGCATTCGGTGAAACAGATACCAACACAGGTGTATGGAAGCCTAAAGCCTACTCTGGCACATACGGCACTAACGGGTTCTACCTAAAGTTTGCAGACAACTCCAACACCACTGCTGCAACGCTAGGCAAGGACAGTTCAGGCAACGGTAACAACTGGACACCTAATCTATTCTCTGTAACCGATGGCGCTGGCAATGATTCCTTAGTAGACTCGCCAACATCCTACGGAACTGATACTGGTGTTGGTGGTGAGGTGCGTGGGAATTACGCTACTTTTAATTCTGTTGAAACAAACTACGGGACACTTAGTAACGGAAACTTAAATGCATCTTTAGCAGTTACTGGTACAACAGGTAGGCAAGCCAGAGGAACATTTCTTTTTCCTTCGTCTGGAAAATATTATTTTGAAGTAAACCCAACAACATTAGGGGTTGCCGGTCAGATTGGAATTGCTAAATTTAGTTCAGCAACTAATGGGGGCAATGGAATAACTCCTGCGTTTTCTGCTGGAGATGTTTACCTTTATTTATCAAATGGACAAAAGCAAGATGGAGTGACTTCTTCTGCTTACGGTGCTTCATATACTACAACAAACATTATTGGCGTTGCAGTTGATGTTGATAACAGTACCTTAACATTTTATAAAGATGGTGTTTCTCAGGGTACAGCATACAGTAGCGTATCATTAAGTAATTATTATCCAGTAGTTCATGCTGCTGGGGCATCTGGAACTTCGGCTTATAATATCAACTTCGGTCAACGCCCATTTGAAAAGTGGAACGGTTCAGCCTATGTAGCAAACACCGCCCCCTCTGGCTTCAAAGCACTCTGCACACAGAATTTTACTACGCCGACCATAGGTGCTACTAGCACGACACAGGCGAATGATTACTTTAATGCTGTGCTGTATACAGGTAACGGATCAAGCCAGACAGTCACAGGTTTCGGATTCAACCCAGACATGGTGTGGCATAAAGGACGGTCTGTTGCTTATGCCAATAGTATTGTTGATGTAATTCGCGGCAACAGCAATGTTATATTCACAAACACAACAGATGCAGAACAAAACCCTGGCGCACAACTTGCCTTAGCAACAGACGGCGCAACGGTTACTTATCGTGCTGCAAATCTAGCCAACAACCAAAACGCAGCAACCTATGTAATTTGGGGCTGGAAAGCCAACGGCACAGGCGTAACAAACACGGCTGGCACTATTACCAGCACAGTCAGCGCAAACACTACTAGCGGGTTCTCGATTGTTACTTATACGGGTAATGGGTCTTCTAGCGCAACTGTTGGGCATGGTTTGGGCGTTAGTCCAACAATGATTATTGTTAAAAATAGGACAACAGGTTCTACTAATTGGCCTGTTTGGCACACATCGTTGACCAACGAAACCTATACTTTGTATTTAGACACAACACTTGGGCAAGGAAATACAAACAATCCTTGGGGAAGTGGGTCTATTAGTTCAACCACTTTTCACATAACAGCAACAGGAACTGGTAATAGCAATCAAAGTTCAGCAAATTTCGTAGCCTACTGCTTCGCACCCGTGGCTGGCTATTCTGCCTTTGGTAGTTACACGGGCAATGGTACTGGAACAGGAGATGGCCCGTTTGTGTACACAGGTTTTAGGCCGAGGTATGTGTTAATAAAGAAAACTGCAACAGGAGCTGGTAATACTGAGTGGTATGTTCACGATACTGCACGAGATGATTACAACCAAGCAAGGTTTAAGTTGTATCCGAGTTCTACTGTTGCAGAAAACGGTGTGGCTGGTGAGACCACAACAACAAATGCCATAGACATTCTAAGCAACGGATTTAAGTTAAGAACTGGAAACGGGGCTACAAATGAAAGTGCAATTGTGTACATCTACGCAGCTTTTGCCGAACATCCCTTTAAGTATTCTCTTGCGAGGTAATTATGTTTCAACTAAACGGTAATCCAATCTCAATCGACTCTGAACAGGTCATCGGTGGCATACGCTACCCGCACCTGCGTGACCCTGCTTTGCGTGAGCAGTTAGGCGTGGTAGAGGTAGCAGACCCTGAGTATTATGACCAGAGATTCTACTGGGGTGTGGGCAATCCTAAGCAGTTAGATGATATTCAAGTTACTCCAGATGAGGGTACTCCGTATACTCAAAAGGGAATGAAGTCTGACTGGACTGCACAGGTTAAGGACACGGCCGGTAAGCTGCTTGCCCAGACTGACTGGATGATTGTTAGGAAGGCTGAGAGGAACATCGATGTGCCTGCTGCAGTAGCTACGAAGAGAGCCGCTATCGTTGCTGAGTGTGACAGGCTTGAAGCTGCTATCGCTGCCTGTACAGATGTAGAAGCTTTAATTGCGGTGGTTAGCAACCAGTCTTGGGGTGAATAATGTCAACAGTAGACCAAGTTAAAGGACAACTTGATACCCATGAAGCTGTATGTGCTGAACGCTATGCAGGCATCAATGCTAGGCTAAAGAGACTAGAACAAATCCTGCTTGGGACTACTGGTTTCATCGTAGTTCTATTACTCAGTTTAGTTCTTAAAATAGGTTAATATGAGCAGAAAAGTATCAGCAGTTGACACAAGGACTAACTCTACTAAGGTTACTCTATTAACAGTACCTACCAAGAATACTGGTCTTTGGACAACTATGTATGTTATTAGCACTGCGGGTACAGAAACTCCAAAGGTCTACTGGTATGATGCTTCTGCCAATACTGAATACTTTGTTATTGGTGGTAAAAATTTAGGTGTTGGTGATTATATTTTATTAGCAGATAAAGAAGTAGTATTACAAGCTGGTGATGAGATTAGGATTCAAAACACAGGAACAAGTGCCGTAACTTATATAGCAACAGTAGAGTTTGTTCCTGAAACTGCAGTTCAATTCCAATATTAAGGAGAATAGTATGCCAATGGTAGACGGAAAGAAATACCCTTACACTAAGAAGGGCAAACAAGCAGCAGCATCGGCTAAGATCAGCAAGCTGCGTAAAGAAGGTATGCCGCAGAAGCAGGCAGTAGCTGTTGGCCTATCAATGGCAGGATTGGCTAAGAAGAAGAAAGCTAAGAAATGAAACAAGGACTCTACTCTAACATCTGGGCCAAGCGTAAGCGGATAGCCGAGGGATCTGGTGAGAAGATGCGTAAGGTTGGCTCTAAAGGCGCTCCCACAGCTAAGGCATTTAAACAAGCTAAGAAGACTGCGAAGAAAAAATAATGGTAAAGAAAGTATATCAGAACCCAGAAGGTGGTTTAAACGCCAAAGGCAGGGCATACTTTAAGAACAAGGAAGGCGCTAACCTGAAGCCTCCAGTGTCCTCTAAAGAGGCTGCTAAGTCTCCTAAGAAGGCGGCTAGGAGGAAGTCTTTCTGTGCTAGGATGAGTGGTGTGCCTGGGCCTATGAAGGATGAGAAGGGCAGACCAACAAGGAAAGCACTAGCATTAAGAAAATGGGACTGTTAAATGGCTAACAAAACTTATCTAGAACTTGTCAATGATGTGTTGGTTAGACTTCGTGAGAACGAGGTTACTTCCGTCAATGATACTTCTTACTCCAAACTAATTAGCAAGTTCGTTAATGACGCTAAAAGGCAGGTAGAGGATGCATACAATTGGAATGCTCTGTCTGAAACTATTACTGTGTCTACTACTGCTAACCTCTTTAACTATGTCCTCACTAATGCTGGCATTCGATTTAGGGTCTTTGATGTTCTAAATGACTCTAGCAACTGGTTCCTAAACAATGCTGCAACGCAAGAGATGGATGCTTGGTTCCTAGTCAACACACCTGAGTATGGTTCACCACGCTACTACAACTTCAACGGTGTAGACTCTAACGGTGACACACAGGTAGACTTGTATCCTATTCCTGATGCTAACTACATCATTAACTTTAACGTGATTAAGCCACAAGCACAGCTAGTCCTTAACTCTGACCAGATCAAGGTTCCTGATGAGCCTGTCATCTTCTTGGCCTATGCTAAGGCACTGGCAGAGCGGGGTGAAGATGGTGGACTTAGTAGCTCTGAAGCTTATGGCCTGTATCAGACATCCTTGGCAGACCATGTGTCTGTTGAAGGCAACAAGTATCCTGATGAATTTACCTGGACACCTACTTAATGGCATCTCCATCACAGACCGCTAGTATTGCAGCACCGGGGTTCTTTGGACTAAACATCCAAGAGTCTGCAGTGTCGTTGTCTTCTGGTTTTGCGCTAGAGGCTAACAACTGCGTCATTGACCGCTATGGTCGTATTGGTGCTAGACGTGGCTGGACTCCTGTGAACTCAACAGTCAACACAGACTTAGGCGCTGCTAACCCAGTAGAGTTTATGTTTGAGTTAACTGATAACGGATCTAGTCAGTTCATCAGTGCTGGTAACAATAGACTGTTTACTGGTACTACTACTATGACTACTAGGACTGTACGCAATCAGGCTAATAGCGCAGACCTAACATATACGATTACTAGTAACAACTGGCAAGGGGCTGCTATGCCCTACGGTGATGGGGTTGATGCAGAGCCTCATGCCTATCTGGTCCAGACTGGTCATCCTATGCTGGCCTACCATAGACTACCTACTCCAGGTACTGGCGC